CATGACCCTCAGATTAAAAGTCTGATGCTCTACCGACTGAGCTAAAGGGGCGAAATAAGTGATTATGATTTATTGGTGTATTTTATAAAATATACAATATTATAACACTATTTAATTTATAAAATTTAAACTTAATATTATAAATTATAAATTAAAAAAGAATTTATACTATTACACACTACTATATAGTTTAGTAATTTTAAGTGATTTTGTTTTTAGAAATAAATATTTTAATACCTAAAGAAATTAATTTAATAATAATCCTAATAATAAACTTAATAAAACAGTATCATACCATCTAGCTTTACCGACTGCCGGAACAAGTCTTTTTAATACATTATTCCATAACCATGGTCCAACAAGAAGATTAACAACTAATACAATAAGTAAAGCAACTATAAGAGATACTAAACTAATTTTACTTTTTTTTGCTTCATTTAAATCAACTGAATTATTACTATTAATTGCATTTACAACAACATTTGAGATATCATTAGAACCAAACATTTATAATATATATATAGAAAAAAAAAAAATAGTAATATACTATGTATTTAAATATAATTATAATTATACTAATATTAATAATTTATTTAATATCACCTATTAAATTTAGTGGTAAAACAATAATTTACACATTAAATTATAACACTACTTTATTCTATTTATTTAATATAATTATATTAATACAGTTATTACAACTTTATTCTAAGATAATATTATTTAAATACTGGATAATTTTCCCATTTATGTTATGTTATATAATTTTAGATATTATAAAACCTATTATAGAAATTGATAATGGACGACTTAATATTCCACCAAAAAATTTATCTAAATCTATAATACCACATATTATATTAATTATAGTATTAGTCTATAATTTAATATTATCAAACTATAATTATTTAGGACTTATAAATATAGTATTAATAGTTATATTACTTATACTACAATTAAAATATAAATCATGTTATTATGAATTGCCTAATAGTTGGAATAGATTATAATTTAATTTTATCTAATTTTTCATTCATTAATTTAAAATCTTCTAATTCATAACACTCAAAAATATCAAATTTACTATTAATCTTATATAAAATATTATTAACATTAACCTTATATAAAATAAATTGAGATTCTAAAATAGATAAATAAATATATAAAAAACTGTATCCAATCATAAATAACATTAATAAATATATATATACAAGCATTTAATAGAATATAATAGTATATCTTTAAATAAATTATATTTTTTCATTTGAATTTTGTAAAATATCTTCTAGTTCATTATAAATAGCTTTATTCATTGCTTTCTTAAATATATCTTCTTTTGTTTCTATAATAATAGTTTTATTGTCTATGTATTCTTGATTATTAATATAATCAATCATTTTGTTTCTTAAATTTATACGTTCGTAAGACATTATATCTTTATTATTATTTTCATTCATTAATGCCTGTAGATTTTTTTTCTTAAATGTATATGGTAATGAAGAAGGTTCTATAAGATCAAATTTTTTAGAACACATTAATATTTCAGGTATATTAAGAACAACATTTAATTTAGAATTCAATTCTCTATAATTTTTTTTTGCTTTTAATGGCACTGATTTATTAGCAGGATAATTATATATTTCATTATTATTTTTTATTTTAAGTGATCCTCGAATCATATAAGACACATGTGATTGTTTTATTAAAATGTCATTATCATCTTTTATATACCAATATAATGTTTTATTAAATGACGACTTTTCTCGAATACAATATTTACCAACATAAGAAATATTAATATCTCCCTTGGAATTTAAAATATCTTGTAGCATATCATTACTTAAAATTGATAAATTATATGGATAAATATGACTTTTTAAAATTCGTAAATCAATCTTCCGTTGTAATAAAATACATTCTCTAAAACTATCTATTAATATATTGTATTTATTATAGCGTTCCTCATCACTTATTTTTAAATTATTTATTATATCCCAAATTAAATAAATATCTTTCCAATAACCTATTTCTTTAAATAAATTTACCATCTTAATACACGTATTAGGAAATAATTCATATAATTCTAGAAAATATTTATAACTTAAAAGTTTTTCTCCATCTCCTTCTCTAACATGTCTTTTATATAACCATATTTTAAAAATATTTCTCAATTCATATGGAGTATTTCCTTGTATTTCATCTATCATTTTTTTAATAAAATCTGCTATTAATTCATTCGAACTATTCTTAGTTAAAGAAAAAAAAGCTTCTAATGAATAAGACATTATAATATAAATATATTTTTTCTTTATGTTAATTTATTGGACATTAATTTGTAAATGTCTATATTTACAATTGGCACCTCTTTTACAATTATTATATATATTGTCTCTACAAATATCATTAAAATTTATTTTTTTACTATAACAATAATATCTGGCCATTTGTAACGGATTTGTTCTAATAATTGTAACAATTCTTATACCTCTAACATAATATACAAGTCCATCCATTTCAGGGTCGATGAGATTTCTAACATCTAAATATTTAGTACATCCATTTTCAGTTGTGTAAATTGGCATTTTTTTTATTTGATCAATATCTATAGATTTTTTTGAAATAGACCTTTCTTTACATCGTTCTTTAGCATGTGTTGTATAAGTCATGTTTTTCATAGTGAAGTTGTTAATCTTAAGGTTAAGTTAATTAAATCAATTTTATTGATTATTCAATTAAAAATTAGGAACATAATAGGAATTGAACCTATTTAATCTACTAAATTAGATTATGTTCTATAATAGTCTTTTCCTATAAGTCAATACGGTTAAAACCATATACCTATCAAATATGATAGTTCACAATATCTCTTACTTTAATTTAAAAATTATTCACTTTCTCTATGCTTTAATATTATCTTAAATAATATACGCTATATTTACGACTCTTTATAAAATAATCACTTTACTCTAATTATAATATCCAATATTTATAATAAATCATTTACCTTATGCTAATCTATACTATGCTAATCTATACTATGATAATCTATACTATGCTAATCTATACTATGATAATCTATACTATGCTATCCTATCCTATCCTATCCTATGCTATCCTATCCTATGCTATCCTATCCATCGCTACTCAAATCTTAGTTAGTTAATCTGTGTATCAGTTAATCTGCTTTATGCTTTTCGCTTGCCAGTTAATCTGTGTATCAGTTTATCTACTATTTCCTTCCAAAAATTTTATGATGTTTATTATCATAATTTTTTATTTTATCTTTCAATAAACTTTTTTTTTATTTAAAAATAAAATTGCAGTATGAATATTTATTATCAATATTCATTAATCCGTCAGCTTTCCTTAATTGCGGTATAAATACTTAATATCAGTATTTAAAGCCTCTAGAGAGATTTGAACTCTCGACCTTTGGTTTACAAGACCAACGCTCTAACCAACTGAGCTACAAAGGCGCATGAGTTTGCTGGGAATTGAACCCAGATCTAATGTTTGGAAAACATTAATCATAACCATTAGACTACAAACCCTAATAGCAGGAAGAGGTTTCGATCCTCCGACCTTTGGGTTATGGGCCCAACGCGCTTCCACTGCGCCACCCTGCTTTATATTTATAGTTTTAAATCTTTAAGTCAATTTAAAAAATTGATTTGTTAATTTAACTTTACATTAAATTAATTACAATGGAACATTTGGATTCTATAAAATCATTATTATTAAAAAAAGTGGAGAGATTTTGTAGCACACAAGGAATTACTTTAAAATATGATGATTTAATTAAACATATAAAAATTAGTTCAAGTGAGGTATTAGATTCGAAAGATAAACCTAAACCTAAAAAAAAATTATTTATTAAACCAAAAAAATCCCCTAAAAAATTACTCCTTAAACCTAAACATAAAAAAAAAACACATGAGGATTATACTATATTTACTAAAATATGTGATAAAAATAGTTTACAGTATTTTCAGTTTCATGATGAACATAATTGGGTAGGTCCAGCAATAAACATAAAAAGTTCTATGTTATCTCAAGTAAGTTTATATTTTAAATCCCTTAAAACAACTAAAATTACTGGTACAAATTTCTATATTATTCGTCCCAATGCTAGTCTCAAAGACGAACATATTATTTATCCTGATACTATTGACGGTTGTAAATTGGAACCGGATTCATTAATAGCAATCCACTCAGATAATGAAATTTATGATCAAACAACCGAGGAGGATGAAATAGAATTAGAAGAGTGGAAACATGAAGCTACTAATACAAAATATATGATTGATCCATATACAAATACTGTATATAGTTTTCACACAAATGAACCTGTAGGTAAAAAAATTGATGAATTTACAATTGATTTTAATTTGAATTAAAAATTGATTTATTTATACTTTCTTTTTATTTAATAATTATGAATGACATAATTATTGAAGATATTAAAAATATGATTAAATCATTAAATAATAATTATAATTCTAAATATAGTTTAGAATTTTTATATGATAGATATATTCCTAATATAAGCATAGAAAAAAAATCTGTGAAAACAATAAAAAAAAGAATTAATTTAAAAAAAAAAAATAAAAATAAAATTCCTGAATTAAAATATAGATGTATAGCCAGATGTTGGGGTGGTGAAAAATCAGTATCTTATAATCCTATAACAAAAAAATGGACATATGGGTATCAATGCTCTAGACATAAATCAATAGACAGATTTTGTTTAACGCATTATAAACAATTTAAATCGTCATTAGGTTTAACACATGGTATATTTAGTGATGAGCCTCCACACCCTCATTATCTTAAATATAAACATAAAATTGAATCAAAATTTATTGTTAAATCTTAAGCACAAATAAAATGATTAGTTACACACACTTAGAAATAACACAAGATATGTCTACACTTTATAACAATTGGTTATCTAATAACTTTAATGAATCAGTTAACACTAATATATTTCAACCTAGTTATGAAGATGATATGTATATTATTCATGATACATATCTAGATGAATATACAATGGAACCAATCGAATCATTTGAATATACAAATGCGTTTGACGATGAAATGTTCAATGAACCACCTAATCTTGAATTATATGATCATGATAATGAGATTGATGATAATTTTGATAGTTATGACTATGCTAGAAACATTTAAATAAAATAGATAAATAATATAAAATTGAATCCATTATTTATCTATTTTTTTATTTAATCATTAGCAATGTCTCATTGCTGTATTTGTCTTGAGACTACAAAAGATCCATTCGATTCTAAATGTTCTCACACCTTTTGTAATAAATGTATTATGCAATGGATTACACAACATGATGATTGTCCATTATGTCGTAATCCTATTTCTGAAACTCCTACAATAAATAATGATAATGAACAAGAAGATCCAATGGATTATTATTTTATAAATATAAATCGCAATACATTATCAAAAGAAGAAGAAGAAGAAGTAGATAATAGATTGAATGATTTTATAGATACTATAGATGAAGCATTATCTATTTATAAATGGAAGCAATCAAATGAAGGATCTTGGTATACATATATAAGAAAACAAACATATTGTATAGATATGAAAATAGATATTACTCCAAGCATTATCGGATCAAGTGCAATATTTGATAATTATTATAATATTTATGTTAATTTACATAAACGTGAATTTTATAATAGTAAACAAAATAAATATAAAAAAAAAAAATTTAAACTTAGTAATTCTAAAAAGGCATCTTATTTATTTAGATAACTATATTGTGGGTGTTTTAAATAATTTATTAGTTTAGTAATTTCTTTATTCATTATTTTTATATCTTGTTCTTCTAAATTTACTTTAGGTGCCCACATACCAATATTCCTATTAGCGTGGGTTTTACAAACAGTGTTTAAAGAAACTAATACTTTATGAATATGTTGAGCAGTCATTTATTAATTAAATATTATTTAATAAATCAAATCAAATTTGTTATTCTGTATCAGAATTTGAAGAATCAGATATAAATAATACAGGTCTACATATATCGCGTTTTTTTTTTGATTTCCTTTTTTTCTTTTTAGTTAGATTAATAGTATCAATAGAATCAATAGAATCAATATTTAGAGTATTCGGTTTATTAATAGAACTTATAGTATCTATAGTTTCTAACTTATCTAACATTTATATAAGTGTTATAAGTTGTCTTTAAAACAGATAAAATTGAAAAGTTTTCTTGATACTTAAAGATAGGTATAAATCATGGTTCTTACTGAATCTGTTGATATTCACGCTAATCATATTGGTGCTATTAAAATTAATAAAGATAGACTAATGGAAGAATATAATGTTTTTATTAAAGTTATGCGTGGAGAAAGAGATCCTAATCTGAAAGAAAAAAGACAAGGTGGTTATCACAAAGTAGAAATCTCAGGTTATAATAAAGATATTAGAAATGTAATAAAGAGATTAAATGAAATTGTAGATATAGCAATTTTAGAGTATAACGAATATCGTAGACGAAAACAAGATAGACAAAGAGCGTTTAGACAAAAATTTAACACATTTGATTCAGAACAAACAAATAGTATGATTAAACATATAAAAATTAAAAAAAAACCTAGTAATCCATTTGATGTGCTTGCTATAGATGAAGATTTAAACCAAAATAATGAATATGATAATAAATTCCCAGAATTACAAAATATCTGTGCTTCTAGTAATAGTAAAGTTTCTTGGGGAGATATGATTGATGATGAGTAAACTGTTAGGAATTTAGAACGTCACAATAACAGATCATAAAAATTGATTTTAAATTTATTCCTTTTTTTATTTATAAAATGACTACACTCATTCAATTTATTCAACAATTTTCTGATGATTCTGGTAATATTGTTATTCTAGATAATCAAAAGGATACATTTTTAAATGCGTTGAATGATATTAGAAAAACTAACAACGGTTCTAAAAAAAAAAAGAAATATAAAAAAGATCCAAATGCTCCTAAAAGACCAACATCAGCATATATGATTTGGTTAAATAAAAATAGAGATACTATCAAAACAGAATATTTTGGAGATTACAATGATGTTACTGATTGGACTCTAGAATCTAAATGTAAATATTATGAATCTAAAGAAATGAAAATTCCAACTGAAGATGGTAAACCTCGAATAGTTGCTTTAGTTACAGCAAAGGCAGGACTTTTATGGAAAAGCATGAGTATTGAAGAAAAATTTCCATATGATGAAATGTTTAAAGAAGCAAAAGAAAAATATGAAATTCTTAAAGAATCTTATGTTCCTATTGATTCTTGTAATGAGTTTAAAATTCCAGATGACTGGAGTGGACCTCATTATAATATGAATATTGATAAAACAATTAAAGATAGTGATGGTAAAACTATTAAACAGTTTAAAACATTTGATGAAGCTGTAGAAAAAGCAATAAGTCTAGGAACACAATGTTTTGGAATTACACAAACAAAGCGAGGGTTCTCTGTTAAAATAGGTAAAATGACTACATGTGCTTCATCAATCGCATCTTGGACAAAAAAAGATTTTGTTAATCCTATTAAGTCTAAAAGAGGAAGACCAAAATCTAATTTAGAAGATTCTGATGATGAATCTAATACTGAAAATATGGATAATATGGATAATGATTCTGAAAATGAAATTAAAAATGATGATATTGATAGTGACGATGAAGAAGGACTAGAAGTAGAAGAATGTGTTATAGATGGAAAAAAGTATTATAAGAGTAATAGTGGTGAATTATATGATATTGATACATCAGAATATGTAGGTAAATGTGTAGATGGTTGTGTTTCTTTAGAGTAAATATATAAAATTGATTGTTAAATAATATTAATTTTTTTATTAATCCCACTATGAAATTTAATCTTGATCTATTCAATATCAATAAAGAACTTAGTAATGGAGGTTACAAGTTATATGATCATCAAAAAAATGGTGTTAGATGGTTGTTAAAAACTGAAAAAAGATATAATGGCGGATTATTGGCTGATGAAATGGGATTAGGTAAAACTATACAAATTATATCAATGATGATTGCCAATCCCTTATCATTAAACTTAATAGTATGTCCTGCGTCACTTATAACACAATGGAAATCCGAAATACTTAAATTTGCTCCTTCCTTTATAGTTAATCCCGATATAGATAATATTAATATGTCTAAACAAAATGTATTGATTATATCTTACAATAAATTGATTAGACCTAATAATTTAAGTTCATTAAAATATGATAGACTAATTTGTGATGAAGCACATTATTTTAGAAATAAAAAATCTAAAACATTTAAAAAATTAGATAGTATCAAAAGTAAAATACGATGGAGTATAACTGGAACACCTATACAAAATTATTTGAAAGACCTACATACTATGTTTCAATTCTTAAGAAAAAAAGGGAATTTAGAAGTGTTCATTCGTAAATTTATGCTAAGAAGAACTATTAAAGATATTGATTTTAAACTACCAGACTTAATACAATCTATTAAATTTATTGGATCATACAATTCTAAATTTATGAATTTAATTGAAAATAATGATTATATGTTTCATTTGGAAAAAATATTACGATTAAAACAGGCATGTATTATTCCAAGTCAAACTTTAAAATCTATTAAAAAAAAATATTCTATAAAAGATGATAATAGTAGATTAAAATTAGCAAAATTAAATACAATAATTAGGGACATTATTTCTCAACCAAAAATATCTAATAAAACAATTATATTCTCTTATTTTAGAAAAGAAATCAAATATTTATTTAAAAGATTAAAACATAATGTTAATATTGACTATATTGATGGAAGTATACCATCTATAAAAAAAAAAGAAATAATTAATAATAAGGAATTAGATGTACTTATTATTCAAATAAATGCTGGTGGAACAGGACTTAATTTACAACATTATAACAATATTGTATTTACTGGACCCCAATGGAATCCTACATTAGAACAACAGGCAATTGCTAGAGCATATCGTATAGGACAAAAAAGTAATGTATATGTTAAACGCTATATTATAGGTAATATATCTGACTACAGTATCGAAAAAAAAATTCTTAAAATTCAAAGGAACAAATTAGAAATGATTAAAAAATATATACAATAAATTATTTTTCTGAACATATATTAATGGAAAATGATAGTGTAATTAAAAAATTATTTTTTTTACTTAATATTTTTAATACAAATGCTAATAAAATTAAATTAGATTATAGTATTGATGGTGGAACATTATTAGGTGCGGTTAGACATAAGGATTTAATACCTTGGGATGATGATTTAGATATTATGGTTTTAAAAACAACAAGTAATGAATCAAAATTAAAGAAAATGTTTAAATTATTAGAAAAACAAAATATAGGTTATATCAAAAATGATTTTGGATACAAACTTTTTTTTAATGATGGTAAAAAAATAGCTGCTAATCCATGGATAGAACATATTAGAAAATTTAAAAAAAAAAATCCAAATGTAAAAGGTAGAGCTAATATATCTAAAAAAGCATCAAAAACATACAAAAAATCTAAATCTAAACATAAATTATATCAACCATATAATTTTCCCTTTTTAGATATATTATTTGTAAATATTAGAAATAATAGAACACATTATAATAAAAATAATTGGGATAAATGTCATCATACCAAAGACAGTCTTTATCCACTTAAAACATACAAAATTAAATCATTAAAGGTAAAAGGACCTAATTCTCCAAAAGGATATTTAGATGGATGTTATAATAAATGGGAAACTGAAGCACATAAAACCTATGATCATAGTAATGAAAAAATAATTAAAAAAATTAAATTTAAATTATGATATGTCTAATAAGTAATATTTTTAGGTTGTCTAATAGGTTTCATATGATTTGTTCCTCTATTTCTAGGTTGATTAATATGTCTAATATTTTTTTTTTTAATTGAGTAATGATAATTTGGTTTAGTATAATATTCATTCATGTTTTTTTTATTATAATTAGATTCTAGGATGTGCTGTTTGGTACTTGTTTCAATATCGTGAATTGTATTGATAAGTGCGAGAAGAATAAGTGGATTATTCATTTTATATTCTTCTTATAAAAAGAAAAGAATATTCAATTTTGTTGACCGTATTGATTTCCTTACTCAAATTCTAATGTAATAGAAAATTTGTGTTTATTTAAACTATTATTTGCCGAACAAGATAATTCTCTGCGTTTTCTTCTTGATTTAGTGCCTATTTTATTTTCTTCTTTATCCAAATCTATAGATTTTAATAAAATATCATCATTAAATAGTTTAGACTTTTTACTAGATATAGATGTTTTCTTACTTTTTTTATTTTTTTCATCATGTCTTTTTATATTTATATTCATATCTGAATCTATCTTTTCTAAATGTTCATTAATATAGTCTAAAATATTATTATCTATAGCCCATTTAAAAAAATTTAATTGTCCTACAGTTGTTGTTATACACTTATCAGTATTATAAAAAAAATTAATACGTTCACGTCTACAAAATGGATCAAAATTTTTTTTACTGTAAGCTTTTAATTGACTTTTATAATTTAAATAAATATTAAATTGATCGTCTACATATTCATATTTAGATTTTTTT